ATTTCTCAGTTGGAAAGCATTAAAGATGTTGCTACAACTGAGGAAAGAGATTTATCTTCTGAAGAAAATAATCAAGTAGATGGGTTGTTAACAGAAGTTGACAATTTAGATGCTAAAATAGAAAGAGCTGAAAAAATGGAAACAATAAAAAGAAATGCTGCTGTAATTTCTGGAGTTACAAGTACAAAAGAAGTAAAAGAAGTAAGAGATTACTCTTTTCAAGATGCTTTAGCACAAGCTGCAACAGGTAGAATTGAAGGGCTTGTAAAAGAAATGGACCAAGAAGCAAGAAATGAATCAAGATATACTGGTCAATCTTACAAAGGAATTGGTATTCCTGCAAGCATATTAACAAGAGCTGCTGTTGGAACTGCTGCTGGTAATGCAACACAAGTAATGGCATGGACAGACCAATTAGAGGCAAACTTAGTAATGGCATCTGCTGGAGCTAATTTTTATTCTGGAATTAACAACATGAAATTCCCAGTATTTTCATCTATAAATTCTGGATTCGTTGCTGAAACTGGTGGATCAGCTCCTGCTGCAAATGGAACTGCAACATCTTTAACTTTAAGCCCAAAGAAATGTATTTCAATTGTAAACGTATCGGCTGAAGCTGTAACTCAAAATGCATCTATAGAAGCTGCATTAAGAAGAAACATGGCTCAATCAGTTGCTTCTACAATGGAAAGTGCATTTTTAGGAAACGCTGATGTAACTAATGCACCAACATCTTTATTTTTAGATGCAACATCTTCTGCAACTTCTGCTATTTCTGTTGCAAATGTTCAAAAAATGGAAACTGATACATTAGCTGCTGATGTTAATTTAGAAGGATCAAGAATGGCATACATCATGAACCCAGCTGCTTATTCTGATGTAAAATCATTAGCACAAGTTTCTTCTGTTTCTGCATTATATGATAATGCTGATAAGAGATTAAATGGATATTTCTCATTTATTACATCTAATTTAAACTCTGGTGGAACTGCTTCAAAAACTGCTGCTATGTTTGGAGATTTCTCTAAAGTACACATTGCTCAGTTTGGTGGATTAGATGTTATTTATGACATTTACTCTGGTGCTGGAACTGGTGAGCCTCGTTATGTACTAACATCACTTGTTGATGCTGGTGCGGTTCAATCATCTACATTCCACAAAAACCTGGAAGCATAGTAATTAATAATTAATTTTTAAAAAGGGGTGGTGGAATTACCATCATCCCTTTTTTTATAACTAAATAATATGAAAACATATCAAGTAATTACTCCAGCATCTACTTATCCAGTTTCTTTAACTGAGGCTAAATCTCATTTAAAAGTTGATACAACTGCTGATGATACTTATATTACATCTATTATAAAAGCTGCCACACAATTAAGTGAAGAGTACACAAATAGATTTTTTATTGATACTGTAATAGATCAAACTTGTAGTGATTTTGCACAGCTACAAACTTTATTTAAAAGTAAAGTAAGTGCTGTTGCTCATGTTAAATATTATGATAGTGATAATTCATTACAAACATTAAGTGCAACAATATATGATACTCAGTTACAATATGAGCCATCACAAATTCAATTAGCTGATGATAAAAGTTTTCCAGAAATAACAAAAAGAAATGATGCTGTTGTTGCAAGATATACAGTTGGTTATGGAAGTGCTGCAAGTGATGTGCCAGAGATTATAAAACAAGCTATTCTTTTGACAATAGGTAACTTTTATCAAAATAGAAACAGTGTGGTTATTGGTAGAATTGCAACTGAATTGCCAATGAATGTTAAATGGTTATTAGATACATATAAAGTTCAGATTGTAGGATGACAATAGGAGAACTTGACAGAAGAGTAATTTTACAAACAGTTAGTACAACTGCTAATAATTATGGTGAGCTTACAAGAGTTTATTCTACTTTTAGGACAGTTTGGGCTGCAATAGAATGGAAGGGTGGTTCAGAAAAATTAGATCAATCAGATAAAATTACAGGAATGACAAAACTTCATGTTTATATTAGAAATTTAGATATGAGTAGTTTATCTTTACAATCAAGATTAGTTTATGATAATAAAAATTATTTTCCTAAAGTTATAAATCAAATTGATGGTAGAGAAGCATTTTTAGAAATAATTTGTGAAAATAAAGATTAATGGCTAATTCAAATATAACAGTTTTAGGGACAAAAGAATTAAATGATTTGTTTATGCAATTACCTAAACAAGTTAAAAAAAATTCTATATGGCAAAAATTTTGGAGAAAAAACAGTAAGCCATTTATTAATGCAGCAAAATCAAACCTTAATGGTTTGACAGGTCAACAGAATCAAAATGATGTAAAGAGAACTGAACAATTAAAAAGAAGTATTGGGTATTTTACAACAAAAGCAAGTAGAAAGTATTTAGGTGGTTTTGTTGGTCCAAGAGTAAAAGGTAGATTTAAAAGTAAAGATAAAAGTGGTTATTATGGAGCTTGGATCGAGTATGGTGGTGAAGTTAAATTTGGAGGAAGAGGATATGGGAAAGACCAGCCATTTATAAAACCAGCTTGGCAAAGTAATTATTTAAAAGCAACACAAAACTCAATGAATGATGCTGAGTTTGTAATGGCTAAAGCAATAAAAAGTCATGAAAGAAAGTTGCAGAAATATGGTAAATTTGGTTATTAAATGGAAACAGGTAAAGCAATATACAATTTATTAGTTAACGATCAAGATATTGGTTCTGCTGTTGGGACAAGAATTTTTCCCAATGTTGCACCCCAAACTTCGGCATTTCCTTTTATTATTTATGATGTCAATGGAGTTGAGCCAAATGACACAAAAGATGGACCATCTACTTTAGATACAGTTGACATGATGATTTCTTGTTATTCTAAAACATATAGTGAGGCAGCAACTTTAGCGAAAAATGTTAGAATTGCATTAGATAGGTTAGATGAATCAACTTATAATGGAGTACAAATACAATCGATTCAATTTCAAAGTTATAATGATATTTTTGATGAAAATAGTAGTGATTCAGGAATTTACAGAAAAGCTTTAGATTTTGAGATTAGACAAATTAACCCAACAAGTTAAATAAAATAATATGAAAATAAAATTAGAAAAAAACTGGAGACATGCTGGTCAAGTAATTATGGCTGGAACAGAGATAGAAATCACTGATAAGAACACAATTAAATTTTTAGAAGAAAATGCGTACTTATACAAAAAAGAAAAAAAAGAAAAAAAAGGCAAAGTAAAAATTGCTAAAGAAAATAATTAATTAATATAAAAAAGAAAAAAAATGGCTATTTTAAATGGAACTGAAATAAAAGTTTATAGCTCAGGAACAACTAACCTTGTTGCTTTTGCTCAAAACTGTACGTTGAATGTAAATCATTCACCAAGAGAAATCACAAATAAAGAAAGTGCTGGTAATAAAGAAATATTAGAAGGATTAAGAGATTTTTCTGTTGATATTGATGGAGCTTATGCGTGGACAAATGCAGCTGGAGCTGCTTTAACAAATGGAGCTGATGATGTATTACAAACAAATTTATTAGCAAATAGATTGCAAGTAGATTTTATATTTGGTGATACTGCATCTTCACATGACGTAAGTTATGCTGGTAAAGGTTACATCACTTCTATGTCAATCACTGGAGGGACGGAAGATACTGCAACATATTCTCTATCAATTGAGGGTACTGGTGCTTTAACTCAGACTGTAAACTAAAAATTTAGGTGAGGAGCTTTGGTACTTTTTGTTTAGTACCATTGCTCCAATCCTTACTAAACTAAACAAAAAATGAATTATACTTTTATAGAAATAAATAAACAAAAACTACCAATAAAATTTGGATTTAATGCTTTGAGAAAATATTCATCTAAAACAAATACATCTTTGCAAGATTTAGACAAACTGGGTGTTGACATGACATTAGATGACGCATTGACTTTAATATATTGTGGCATAGTAGATGGACATAGGGTTGCAAAGCAAGATTGTGATTTAAGTGTTGATGATCTGGCTGATTTAATAGATGGTGATTTTGACAGTATTGGCAAAGCTATGGAAATATTAGCTGAACAAATGGGGGGTAATACTGGAAAAAAGCAAAAAGCCAAGAAGAAATAGAGCCTCTTACTTGGCAGAGATTAGAAAGGATTGCTTTTGGACAGTTAGGAATGGGAGTAAATGAGTTTTATGATTACTTGCCTAAGCATTTTTGGAATAAGTTGGATGGGTTTTATGAGCTTGAGAATATAAGAGAAAGAAGTAAGTGGGAAAGAACAAGATGGCAAACTACTTTATTACTAAATATTCAAATAGCAAAAGGTAAAAAAATAAAGCCAACAGATTTGATTGAGTTTGAGTGGGATGAAAAAAATAAAAAAATAGATTACGAAAAATTGAAAGCAAAAGCTGAATATATAAAAAAAATGAGTGAGCATGGCAAATAAAAGTGTTGGTTTATTAACTATTGCTTTTGGAGCTGATTTAAGAGGCTTTGATAAGGCAATGAAAAAGGCTCAAAGAAGTATCAAAAAATTTGGTACATCTATGCAAAGAACTGGTAAAAACTTAACAGCAAGCCTTACTGTTCCTATTGTTGGTTTAGGTTTAGCAGCTGTAAAATTAGCATCTGATTATGAGGAATCTTTAAATAAAGTAAGAGTAAGTTTTGGTGATTCATCAAAAAGTGTTGAGGATTTTGCAAAAACTACATTAAGAAGTTTTGGTATTGCAGAGGGATCAGCATTAGAAATGGCATCTTTATTTGGTGATATGGGAACATCAATAGGATTGACTGACAAAGAAGCGGCCAATATGAGTACAACTTTAGTTGGTTTAGTTGGTGATTTAGCATCATTTAAAAATATAAGCCAAGACGTAGCAAAAACTGCTTTAGCAAGTGTTTTTACTGGAGAAACTGAATCCTTAAAAAAGTTGGGTGTTATAATGACTCAAGCAAATTTACAACAGTTTGCTTTGGAACAAGGTATTTCAAAAACCATAAAACAAATGACAGAGGCTGAGAAAGTACAGCTTAGATATAATTTTGTTTTGGCTCGTACTGTAAATGCACAAGGTGATTACATTGATACAGCTGATGGTGTTGCGAATAGCACAAGAACATTACAAGAAAGTATAAAAGAATTAGGAGAAAAATTTGGAAAACTTTTGATTCCAGAAGCATTAAAAGTTATAAGTACAATTCAAAAAATAATTGATAACTTTTCAAATTTAACAACTGAACAGAAAGAAAATATAATATTTTATGGTAAAATTGTTGCAGCAGCTGGCCCATTAATTACTGCTTTAGGAATATTAGCCGCATCAATTTCATCTATAATTGGTTTAATTGCAACTTTATCAGCTACAACTCTTGGTGTGGTTTTATCTGGTATTGGTGTTGGAGTAATGTTTTTGGTTGATAAATTTAAAGAATTTAAAAAATCTAAAAAAAATGTAGATGATTTAACTGGAAGTGTAAAAGAGTTAAAAGATATAACTGATAAATTAGGGGAGCCATCTTTAATGTTTGACCCAAGTGGAAAAACTCTTAAAAAATTCTCAACTTTTGGAAATATTAAAGTAACTGGCAATGATCGTGAAGAGAAAAAAGTAGAAAAAAGAATTGCTGGTATAACTAAAAAAATTGAACGATTAGGTCCAGTTTTATTAGATACTGGTAGAGCATGGAGGACATACTATGAAGAAAGGGAAGAAAGCTCTACAATGGCAGCCGAAGCACAAAAACAATTAAACGCTTCAACACAATTATTTGGTGATGTAATGTTTAGTGCAATGATGAGTGCTGCAAATAGTCAAGAAGGATTTTTTAGTTCTTTTATAGATAACATGAAAAAAGCTATAAAACAATTATTAATACAATTAGCAGTAATGACTGCAATAAACATATTATTAGGAGGAAAGGGAATGACTATTGGAAAAGCTTTTACAGCTGCAAAAACATCTCTTTTAGGTTTAGCAAGTGGTGGCTTAGTTACTGGCCCTACAATGGCTTTAGTTGGTGAGGGTGCTGGAACAACAGCATCAAATCCAGAGGTTGTGGCTCCATTAGATAAATTAAAAGGAATGATAAATGGGAATGGTGGTGTCCAGCAAGTTGAGGTGTTTGGTAGAATAAGTGGAAATGATGTATTTATAAGTAATCAAAGAGGTGGAATTAATCGTTTAAGAACTGTATAACACATGGCATTTGGAAAAAAGTATTATTCATCATATAAGAGTAATAACAATTTAGATTATTACTTAGAGATTTGGCTTGAAGGACATACTGGCGGAAATACTGAGTTAACAATGGGTGAGGGAGGTCCAGTGATTAGCTACGAAACTGACCAGGAAGGTAGGTTTTCACCAATTTTAAGCTCTTCATGTACTATTCCCTATTTAGTTAAAAATTTTGTTGATGAAAGTTTTATTGATAGTTTAAGAACGTCCTATCAAGAAAAACAGGTTTATGTTCATTTGTATAGAGCTGATGCATCTTCATATCACACTGTAGCTCCTTTGTGGTCAGGATTTTTATTGTTAGATGTTAGTCAAGGTCAAGATAAATCATATCCTTATGTAGAAAAATTAAAATTTGTTGATGGTCTTGCATTATTAAAAGACGTTGATTTTATTGATACAGCTGTAACTGGAGGTACTCCACCTTTTGAATCAAGGGTTCAGGGTAATTACGCAGAAGAAAACATGTATTTTGGACCTGGTAGATATACCTATTGGATTAAAGAGATTTTGATAAAAACTGGTTCAGCAGGAACTGGTCAAGGAGCTACACAAAATTATGGATTTACAACATCTGTAAATTGGTATAATGGAGATATGAACGCTACTGGTCAATCATCTGACCCTTTATTCAAAACAAAATGTCAGGTTTCAATGTTTCATAAAAAAGATGACCAAGGTGTTTTTTATCCAGATAATTGTTACAATGTATTAAAAGAGCTATTAAGACACTGGGGTGCAAGAATAACTTATTGGAAACATGAATTTTGGATCGTTCAAATACCAGAATATATTACAGCTGAAAGCGGTACAATATCAGTTCCAGTAAATAATAATTCACGTTTATATAACTCACAAGGTAGTTATACTGGAAGTCAAAATCATTTAGGAAGTACATATTTTACAAGATATTTCCAACAAATATCAAATAATACAATAAGTAAATTAGTTGGAACCAAATATGATTATCTACCAGCAATAAAACAAGTAAATGCAGAGTTTTTATCATTTGGCTCAAAAAATTACTATGGCGGTTTTCCTTTTGGACCAACAGCAACAACTCAAGAGATTTTTCAAGGCACAATAAACAGTCCGTCATCAGCTGATTTTCTTTGGCTTTCTATTCCTTTAGATTGGAACTGGGATATGAGTGGAACAAATTTGCCAAATGGTCATGGTAATGGCTGGTGGTGTGCAATAAAATTTAATTTTTATGCAGCCCAAGATGATGGGGCTGGAAATATAACAACATATTATCTACAGTACAGGTCAAGTGATGGAGCTTATTATTGGGTTGATTCAACTACATGGGTTCCACTTGGCAACAGGTCACCAAGATATGTGATTAGTAGTAAATTTGCATCTGTAACTGGTCACATAGGATTTGAACAAAAAATTCCTTTTGAAGATAGTGGAGGAAGTGCTATTGCAATGGCTGGGGCGTGGAGTTTTTATTTAGACATAGAGCCTTATGGAACAGGTCAGTCTAATCCTGGTTCATTTTATTGTAACTTTAGTGGATATAACAATCCACCAAAAATGAGAAATCCTGGTAATAGTATTACTTTGCCTGGAGGAGTTGGAAGCTCAGGAACAGTTTCATGGTCAAATACATTAGAAGATGCACAAGGACAGGTAACAATAAGTGCTACAAGTTCTAATCCAAGTGGATTTAATGCTGGAACTTCGGTAATTGATATTGCTTTAGATACAACATCACCTTTTAAGGGGTTAATACAGCTATTAAGCAATAATCAATCCGCATCTTATGGTCAGGTTATTAACACTATAGAATCAAACTCTACAAATAGCGAACAATTTAATTTTGGAACTTTATTGTTTGGTGATACTGTCGAAGAGGCTCGAAGTAGTTTGCAAGTTTTTAATGGTTCTACTTTTGTAAACACAAGTGCTAATGGTAAGTGGGGGCGTGGAAATTTACTTGGTCAGAAAACCTTTACTGAAATATTAATTGACGAATTTTTTAGTGGTCAAAGTAAAGTTATTGTTTTACCAGTCATGAGATTAGCTGTAGGTGTTGAAAATAAAAACGAAACAAGTGGTGGTGCTACAAGACCAAGATATGTAAATCCTATTGGTAAATTAAGAGAAGTAAGAGATGGTGCTGATGTAGAAATGTTTTTTAGAAAAGGCTCTTTTTACTCATTATATGATGAGTGGGATTATGAAGGTTATCAAATTGTAAGAAACACTGTAACAACAACAACACAATCTAATTCAATTGGTAATTTAGGAGGTTCACAAGCTGGAACGCCAATGTCAATGGCGATGCAATCAAGCCCTATGGCTCAAGCATTATCTCAAAACAGTCCTGTAGCCTATATTAGAACAACTATTCCAGCAACAGGCTCTAATGTGGCTGTAAATGGTAATTTCAATACAGCGAGTAGTTGGACAGTAGGTGTGGGATGGACTATTGATACAACATTAAAACAAGCTAAATTTTTAGCAACAGGCTCTACAAGCGATCTAACGCAATCTGTATTAACTCAAGGATTAACATATCAAATTAATTTTCAAATTGAAGTAAGTGCTGGAGCATTGTTGGTAAAGGCTGGTTCAGGAGGAACAAGTCAATCAATAACAACTTCTGGGGATTACTCAATTTATTTATATGCTGAAGGTTCAAATGATATTAAATTTCAGGCTGGGACAACTTTTACTGGAAATATAACATTTATAACAATTGCAGACCAAAAGTCTTTATCTTCTGTCCCTATTGATAGTATTGGTAATGCTGTTTTTAAAATAGGTGATACTTTTAATTTAGTTAATAGTAATGATAGTGAAATTTTACCATTGACAGTAACTGCAAATCAAGCCTCTGGAGATACTACAATAAGTGTTTCGTCAACTCCATTATATGAAGATATTGATAATGGGTCGTTTTTACTTCTTAATCAAGATGATTTATCCACACAATATCAAAACAAAACAAAAGGTTCTGTTGGTGGCTTTGATATTACAGCAACAAGTATTGATAGTGGTAGCGTAAGTATTGGCTCATATATTGATGACGATAGTTTTGGAACTGCAAGTGCTACAAGTTTAGCAACAAGTGAAAGTATTAAGGCATACGTTGACACACAAGTTGGAAGTGCCGACACATTGCAAGAGGTTACAGATAATGGAAATACAACTACTAATTCAATAATGATTGGAAGTTCATCCAGTCCGAGTTATCCTCTACACGTTACTGGAAGTATTAAAACAACAGAGAAATTATTAGTAGAAGATTCAAGTAATAGTAGATTAGAATTAGCTTCAAGCATATCAAATCAAGCAAGAATTTCAGCTCATAAATCAAATTTAGGACAAACCTTAGCTTTATTAATACAAGCCGAAGGAATAAAATTTGGAACTAATGCTGGTGGAGAAAAAATGCGTTTAACTTCCGATGGTAATTTAGGAATAGGAACAGCTTCACCATCATCAAGAATAAATATTGTAGGAGCTGATAATACATCTTCTAAAATTACAATAACAAATACAGCTACCGATCCAGATAATACATGGTCAATACATTCTAATGATAATACACAAGAATTAAAATTTAATGCAGACAGTTCTGAAATTTTAACTCTTAATGAAAATGGAACGTCAAGATTTACAGGAGAAATACATGCAACAACTGGAATATTTGCTGGTAATCATGATGGGTTTCTTTTTTTAAATTCCACCGATAATGGTTCTTGTTTTATGGGGCTGCAAAGAAGTGGAACAAGAATATCATATATTGGTTATGGTGATAATAGTAATAATTTAAGTTTTGCTAATGAAACCGCAAATGGGGATACGTTATTTATTACAAATAACTCAGAAAGAGCAAGGATCACATCTGCTGGTTACGTAGGTATTGGAACAACTTCTCCAAATGCAATTATGCAAATTTCTGGAACAAGTGGAGTTGGTAGAGCTTTACATATTACTGATAATAAAACCAGTAAATCTAATGGAACTTACACATTACAAGTTGATTCATCAGCACATTCCAGCAATATGAGTGCTGCTGGAGCATTTTCTGTTGATGTATATTCTGGAAATGCTTTAACAATAAATGGTCTTGGTAACGTGG